CTTAAAAATTTTGATCTATCCTTCAAAAATTCATCGACCTTGTCGGCACTCACTAAATAATCACAATATCCAGTGATTCCGTAATCCTTTCCGCTAATTTTACCTGTGGAATTTCCAATCCCAATTATCGTGTCCTTTGATTTTTTCATCTTGCCGAAATCCAAATTAAGCTCAGCAGGAACTAATATAGCCTTGTGCTGTTTAGCAATCTTTACAGCTTTATCATAATCTCTGTCCTCGTAAGTAACCACAGTCTGTTTGATCTCGTCTAACAATTTTTCTTCTTCCATCTTTGTAAGTCCTTTCACTTCTGCTTTTTGTTTCTTGTAACCATTTATCCCCAACTTCTTCATTAAGCTTGGATAGTCAACAAAACACCAGTTTGTATCAACTCCACCCTCTCCAGTCGATGCTATTCCACGCCATTGACCTTGATTTGTGTATTGATGCATTCCATATTTGCCGTTGTAGTTTACATTCTTGTTCCAGTGAGCTATCCAAATATCGTATTTCTTGATACGCTCCCAATATAACCTACTATCAAGAAATGCCTTGTTGCTGTAAATACCAACATAATATCCTGCACGTTCAACTTCTGAACAATATCTAACAGTATAATTCGTTAGTTGCGTATTCGTGTAGCTACGTCCACTAAGGCTAAAATCTTCGATATCAAAAAATACTGGATATTCAAGCTGTTTACCCTTTAGTGCCTTTAGTGTCATATCAATTTCGGCACCGATGTTCAAATAACTTGCAATGTAAACACCAACACCGATTCCAGCTTTCTTACACTCTCTGTAGTTGTATTCAAATGTTTTATCGACATATCCACCGCCGTAGCCACTGCCAAGACGTAATATAGCAAATTGTACGCCACTTTGCTTAGCTTTCGCCCAGTCAGGATAGCCATTATACTTCGATACATCCACACCTACAAGCTTAGTCATATCTTCTACCTCCTCCTAATATTATCTGTTTCATTTCTCCTAAAATCTTCAACATTTCCTCTTGATTTTTCAAAATCTCATCGTGATCTCTTTGCAAATCCAGAGCATTCGTATTATGATGTTCCAATTTCTCCTTTAAATCCAACAGTTGTCTTTTAAGATCCACAGTCTCGTCATAGTGCCTGTTTGTAATCTCAGTATTTCTATCAATCGACTTATTAAAATTCATCCACGCATTTAAAAAAAGAGGTGCGTATTTAAACACAAACACGCACACTCCAGCCGCAAACGCAAAGGTAAATCCAGTGTCGAGCAGTTTCAAAAACTGTTCCATCTATTCCTCCTCAGTTGCTAATTCTTCAAGTCCTAACTCAACAAGTATCTTTTTAACACGTTCTTTTAAGCAATTTGGAACACTCTTGTATGTTCTTCTGCCTCTCATAATCAAATATGCATACATATCAGCCATCTAATTCACCTCCTTTTTCTTTATTGACTCTTGAATTGATTTCACAGTCTCTTCAAGCTCCATCATCTTGTCAAAAATTTCTGTCATCGCTTCTGCTTCCTTTAGTTTCTTTTCTTCTGCTTCAATTTCATCGTTTGTTTTCTTTTTCTTAATCTCAGCCACGACATCCGACAGTTTTTCATCTAGCTTATCCACATTGCCAGTTATCATAGCTCCGTCTTCTCTCAAATACTCAAATCTTGTATTATTTTCGTTTATATAAATACTTATCATTAAATTGACCCCCTTATATGATATGCGATTTTAAAAGCTGATGTTACAGATCTGTTGTAATAGTTATGAACTCTAACCTTAAAGTATGAGCTACCATAGTCGACAACGTGTAACACCATTCCAAGACCACTACACCTAATTATCGTAGCCCCTATATAAGTTATATCCGATATAGATGGAGAAAAATTAACGGTATAAAAATTAGAATACCCTCCATTTCCTAGTGAATTAGGATAAGTAATTTCTCCCAAATCAGCAATCCCATAAATATCCCTAGTACTATCAGTATCAAGTCTTTTAGCAGTATTGTACGATGCAAAAGGATCTAAATTTACCGCTTTATTTTTTACTTTGAATTCACTTCCAATATTCAAAGTGCTTATATCAGCACTTTGTGTATAAAGTTTACTATCAACCTTAATTCTATTCGCAAAAATATCTCCCTTTACTTCTAAATTGTCATTTCCAACCAGCTTATCTGGAAACTTACCTATTCCGACACAATTGTTCTCAGGATTAATTGAAATCCCAACAGCTTGAGTTGGCACCGTAACTAAAGCAGTGTAGCTTCTGAACTTATCCGTTGCAGTTACTCTAACCTCATACGATGCAAACTCCTTATATCCACTTCCCAAACTCACCGATTGAGTAGTAGATGCGATATTAATATTTGCACTATATTTCGTTGAGAAACTTCCGTTTGGAAGTTCTCTCACATCAACAGTTACATTACAAGTGTTCTTGTCAGTACTACTAGATACAGTGTGTTGCACCTTAACAGAAGCATTCAACCCTTCTCCTTGCCTAGTAACACTACATTCAGCCGTTGGTGGATTGTACTCTTTAACTCTTATGTTTTTACCATAAGATGCCCTTTGATTTCTGCTATCCACAACCTCAAAAGTGATGTTTCTTTCTCCAGCTCTTGTTACACTACCAATGTTGATAGTAGAACCATCTGAGTAAGTAGTGTACCCATCTAACGTTGCCAAGTATTGAGAAATACTTGCCCCATTATACGCTTGTGCTGATACATAAGCACTAATATCGCTAATATTCGTGTAGAAGTAATCGCTACCGAACACACTCTTAACCTGTGAATTATTTTCACTAACTGACACATAGCTTATGCTAGGCTTTTTTATCTCAAAAACTCGTAGGTTAATCGTCTTTGAAGCAGTCGTGCCATCATCAGCACTAGCAGTAAAAGTCACATATCCACTAGAATCATTACCGAATACATCAGAGAATGTACTTGAACTAAACGTGAAATGCGTACTACTTGTAAGACTACCCACATATCCTGAAAGGATATCTGTCTCCCATCTAATATCCCCACTTCTTCCATCGATATTCGTCACATTAATAGTTACTTCGTCTCCAATGTTAGCAGTAGACACCACATTCGCCACAGAATTGACTATATTCATAGTCATAGGCTTTTTTCTTGCAATCGTCGGCAAAGTCATAGTAGCACTTAAAGAACAAGTACCTCTGTGAGTTCCTGCACTTGCTTTAATTGCAAAAGACTTTGTACCATCTGAATTGTGTTTAATCGTAAAAGTACCACTACACAATGTAGAACTTCCACCCTTATCAAAACTATACGTTGTCGTCGTGTTTACAATTGTCTGATTATTGCAAATTAAAGAAGTGGCTCTCTTTGTTTGAGAATAGCCACTTCCTCCGCCTCTACTTTCAAGATACAGTCTATATTTAATTCTTGACGTGTTATCAGCCTCTGATTGACTGATAACTGACATATCTAATTTAAAATACGCATACAAGCTTGATGGCGCTGTACCAGTATATGTTGCCATTTATCCCTCCTAAATCGGTTTAATAATCGTGTATTTGTTAGTGCCATTATCGTACTTAGTTACCATGTGATATCCGAACTCCAATACTCCGTCAACCTTTAGATTAGGAACTTGTACTTGTGAATTTGCAAATCTTGCCACAGTCTTAGTACCGTCTACAATTTCTAGTGCATTGTTTTTAAGAATCATCTTAACTGCTTCGTCCTTTTTACCAATGAGAATGCCTTCCTCACCGAAGTCAAAAAAAGTTGTTATAGCTTCGATTGTAAGCTTACCAGCTCCGACATTCTCCTCTATAATTTTGATTCTATTTTGAAGCGACAAGCTTTCGTTTTCCAACGCTTTTTTCAAAGTATCTGCGTATGCCTTAGCCTTTTCTATCTCAACAAAGCTCTTAGTCACACTGTCCTTGTCTGCTTTCTGACTAATCAATACCTCTACAGCTTGTTGCCTTGATTCAATGTCTGTTACAGTTTGCGAATCGGCTTTTTTTTCAAGCTCATCAATGAAATCATTAGGATTTTTGCCCCAACTTGTAGCAACGTCGCCCTCCTCCAACTGAGGGCGTGATACAGTCATATCGACAAATTGACCTTTATTTACACTCCTCAGTTGAAATTGAATTCGATTTTTCCAGTAACCCTCCATGTTATCTCTTTGGCCAGTTATGATGAACCTCTTGCATTCATTTGCATTTAATTCATAAGCGAAGTTCCAGTTGAACCCGTTTACTCTAAGTTGTGCTGGCACATCACGATTATTTTTCACATAAACAGAAAATGTATAATTCTTTCCCGGCACTAAATCATCTACATCAAAATTGACATACGATTTTATAAAGTCCGTTGCATTTCCAGCCTCTGACTTTATTCGCTGACCTTGAATATTAAATTCTTTCATAAGTTCATCTGTGACTGTGTGATTGCCACCATTATATTTAGTCCAACCAGTGATTTTATCTGAATTTCGGATTAAGTTTCTACCGCCGATTTCTCCAGTAAAAGTTCCGTCAACACCGTCTTTTCCGTCAACACCATCTTTTCCGTTGATTTCCGATATATGCGGTGACCATACAGGATTAGTGTTTATTCCTTTTTCTAGCTTTATCTTGTCAATTCTTGAAGTTGATTTACCATCACTAGGATAAGCATATACCAATAACTTTGAATTATCGCCCTTGTGTACAACACCGTTGTATTCACGTGTATCTTTCCACTTAAAACTTACACTATACACACCTTGACTGATTTCTGTAGTACCTCCTAATATTACATAAGACTCACTATTATAAAAATTAAATCGTGTCCTATCTTCTCCGAGTTTTCCCCAAATAGTTAGTGTATAATCTTCTCCAACTACAAAATCTCCCGATAAGTCATAGTTACTTATATTGTACTTGTCATTTTCTACAACTACATTCGATTTTAAAAGCATATTCCATGTGAAGTTACTACCGTTAGCGCCATCACGACCCTTATTGCCCTTTACCAGTATCCAAGTATATTTCTTATAGTCCGCAGAATCTTCCTTTACATAGTCCGTATATGTTCCAATATACGCTTTTTCTCCTGCCTCACTAACAGAAAAATCCTTACTACCATCAGCACTATTACTCCATGCTGTATGGAAGTACGGAGTCTTTCCATCTGCTCCAGCCTTTCCGGGAATACCTTGTGATCCATCTTTTCCTATTTTACTCACAGAATATCCAGTTTCTGAAGTATTATCAGTATAATTCCACACTGTTTTCGTCCACAGAAAATCACCAGGACTTGTATTTGGTATGCTACTAGACCAACCACTATTAGGTGCAGTAGTTCCGTTTGAAGACTTAGCATAAGTTATAGTAGTAGATTTTATTCCAACTCCATCTTTTCCAGCAATACCATCTTTACCAGTGTTACCGTCTTTAGCGATATAAGTTTTCGTATACCCAGTTTCTGAAGTATTATCAGTATAATTCCACACTGTTTTTGTCCATAAGTATTTACCTTTCGATAAACTAGGTACTGTTTTAGTCCAACTAGTAGGCTCATTCGTTTCAGAATCAGACAAGCCATAGGAAATATCTGTTGATTTTAATCCAACACCATTTTTGCCTGCAACTCCATCTTTTCCATCATCACCTTTGAATAATGACCATTCATAACTTTTTGGATCTGTTGAGTCAGCTTTTTCAAAGTCTGTGTAGAATCCGATGTACTTTTTACCAGAAGTAGCAGTTCTTGTGAATCCAACAGCTCCATCCTCACTATCAGCATAAGCGAAGTGAACATACGAAGTTCTTCCGTCCTTGCCATCTTTACCTGGCATACCATTTTCACCGTCGGCTCCTGGAGGTCCTGGAGTTAGTTCCAATATCTCCAAGTCTCTTTTTGTGATAGTATCTTCCCACCTATCACCCTTCCACAGTCTCTTAAAGTGAGTACCTTTGCCATTGTCCCATTGCCACACATCGCCCCACTGTAATACGTTGTGGTTAGGTTCTTGCTCTTGCTTGTATATTCCAATCGTCAGATCCTTTATGGTTATAAAGCTTGTAGCCACAGCAACATCATTCAACATTGCAGAGCATGTAAATGTAGCTTGTAAATCCACATCAGTGTTATTTATCCCAAGAATATTACCTGTTGATCCCTCTTTTGATTTGTTCCAATCATCATCACTCATGGTAATTTTATCCTGGTATTCTGACACTCTTTCCCAAACAAACTTATCAATCGTAGCAGTTTGATCCACACCTGCTTTTGTAACAATAGCAGTAATTTCTGTTGACAACACACCATCTTTGAACACATTACCTTGACTTGATGATAGCCGCATTTCATATGGTACATTTTGCCAATTAAACCTGCTACTATACACAGATTTTTCAAGACTCAAAAGCCTTTCAGAAATACCCGCTTTTTCTTCTTCAAAGTTTGCAAATATAGCAGAGTTGCTAAGCTCATCACACAAGCTCCTTGTGATATCCACAAGTCTAGCAGATAAGTACAACGCTGGTTTAAATCCGTGGTCAATAATTCTGATGTAGTCCCCAATTTCAAGCTCACTTGGAAGTTGTCTTAGAGAAACCTCATAGCTAATCTTAGCCTCATTGTTGTTTTTCAAGAACCTCAATCCCTCATCAAACAACGTCTTTTGACTAGTAGCTTCGCTGTCATACATTCTTATGAAATATTTTTGACCTGTTTTATTAAATCTAGTCCACTTCTTAGCTGCTTCTCTATCGCAAATAAGCCCATCATCAGTAACATAGAATCTTCCGTCATCATACTTGTATCCAACCAAGTCAGTATTCACTTCATGTTCCTTATACGATACTTGTTCAGTACTTGAAGCAGTAGCGCCAGGATTTGTGAATCGTTCGGAGCCTTTCATAATGTTTGCAATCTTATCTCCCCACGCTTTATCACTAGCATAGTTATGCCCATTTTTATCATGATTCATAGCATACAACGTCTTTTGTCCGCGGTTATAGTAGTGTTCTTTTATCCACACAGCACCATTAATAATACCTGCCTGTAAACTTCTATTACTGCTTTTCTTAGCATTATCAGGATTACTATCGTAGGCATTAATACCGAAGTAGTTGTGATATGTTCTTGCAATCCTACTGCTGCCCCACGCACTCTCTAATGCTGCATGGGCTAGTATATATCTTGCATCTAATCCGGATTGGCTTTGTGCTTCAATAAAAACCTGACCTTGCCCATTAAAAGGACTATTAGGAGCCTTCGCTCTTATCCAATTATTTATTTGGGTTGCAGTTATTCCTTGCAATCTCTTACCCAAATCGTGTTTTGTAACATCAGAATTAGTCCAGTAAGTCTTCTTTGTCGCATCAATTATAGTTCCACCTTTGTTCTCATTCCAACGATAGAACCTAACATTTGGACCAGTCCAGCCATTAAGCTTAGTTGTTACAATACCATTTATGGATCCATACAATGTACAATGTATAATCGTGTTTTTATCTAATATTACACCCGTGTGACCCTTGCCGTTATATCTTGATACGAATATATCTCCATATTCAATTTCTGATTGTTTGATTTGATGAAAGTACGTTCCAGCATTTCCCCAAGCCCATAATGTCTCCGTAGTTGGAAGTCCCACAGACTTTGGAAAAAGTCCTGCAAATTTTGCAGCGCTACTAACAGAACTTGAACAATCGTAATAATTAGGACCTTCACGTCTAGCTTGTGAATATCTAACCTTACCTTCACGCGATTTCATCCATTTAACAAATAACTCAATCTTGCTATTTGGTGCAGGTTTCTTCTTATCTTCTTCGATTTCAACTTGTTTTACTTCTCTGATTTGCTCCTTGTGAGGTTTACCCACAGCTCTTACAGCAGTACACAAGTCCGCAATTGACACAGTACGCTTAACATCACTTAAATCACGTCCGAACTCAAGCCTATATCCAGTCTCTTTGCCACGTTTCTTATAAAAGTTTATTACCTTTTTATCTATTGCATTACCATTTAATTTAACATCATAGCTAATCTCACAACCGAAACGACCGGCAATCATAGCAAGTCTTTTAGTCTTAGTAGTTGTACCATCAAATTTAAAAGCTAAGTTTTTATCCTTAGCTTCATTAATTCCAACAACCCAGTCTGATTTTTCGCCAAGAGTATTGTTGACCCATTCTGCAAGTGTTCCTTTGAAATCTTGTTCTGCAATATCTTCATTAAGTAAATCAAGCCCACAATCCTCTGCAACTATCTCTTTAGAATACCTTGTTTCCACAACCTCAGTAATCTCTAAAAGTACTGGCTTTTTCTTGTATCCTACAGCAACAATCAAACAACCTGCTTCGATTAATTCAACATCTTTTTCAACGACCTTGTCGATACTGCAAGTTAACATACAAGTTCCAGTTTCCAAGTTTTCGTTGAACTTATCATCTTGAAAATGTACGCCATCAGGATAATCATTACTAACTATTGTCAATGTTTGTAAATTTCTATTTGTGATAATTAACATTTGTATACCTCTCTGTAACTAACATCACAATCAACGAAAGAACCGAATTCTCCCTCAGTAGTTATCGCTATTTCTTCAACTCCTGGATAAATCGGCGTAGGCTTGGAACCAAATGCAATTGGCATCAAACATCTGTGTCCATTGTGATAACAAAATCCAGTGTTCATGTCGATTCTTACAGTATCTCCATCATTGAAATTAAATCTTGGAATGGCTACATTAATCATAGAAAACTCTTCCTTGCTTTTACTTTCAACATAAATATCTGCATCGTAACCCGTAATGGTCATATGCATTGGATTACAAGCTTGAATAAAGTCGTAGTTGTTCTTCTTAGTACATAACACATAAACATCACTAGCCACTACATCATCAATCTCAGCATTCATTAGCCTATATGTGTAGCTTTTACCATTCAACTGATTATACATGTAGTATGTAACCATAGCACCTCTTTTAGTAATAGTTACAGCACCTGTCCAGTCAGCTTTGTTGTATCCCGTATGGAGTTTACCATCACTACCACACAAGCACACCATTGCCATTCTTCCATCGCCATTTATGGTTTCAATCCTCATACCACCAATCATGTTTTGATCTTTATCAGTAATACCAAAAGTCAGAAAACCAAATTGTCCAGGGCTTGCTTTGTAATTGAATTTGAAAGTCATCTCCCAATCAGTCGCATTGTTAGTCACTTTTCTGTGCAAAGGCAACGTTGAAAAAGTCTGTAGACTTGAAGAATCCCATACAGGATAGACACCAGTCACAGTGCTTTGACTTTGCCCTTGAATGTCCTCTTCAAGCAACCAGCCAAGATATCCTTGTTTGTCAAGTAGCCTATATGCCTTTCTTGACTTTGACTTGTTCACAGCCTTTGTCTTATCGAATTTAAAAGATTTACCCTTAACCCAGTTAGCAATCCTAACACCATTGTCCCAATACCTTGCGTTCTTTGACACAGTAACAGTCCCGTTAGGAGTCTTTGGGCTAGATGTAGTCGTATTAGATACCTTCCCATAAAAATCGCTATCAGCTATAAGTTTAGATGCATCCACAATATCCCAACCATCGCTGGTTTTCATAACCCTATCAAGAATAGTAAGTGTTCCTTTACCACTCTTGAACAAGCTACTAGTTTGCTCTTTGTGAATCTTCATCTGCTTAATCGGTGCAAACTCCTTGCTATCTCCAAATTGGAAACTGCCGTGCTTACTAGTTACGCCAATCATAGTTACCTTGCCGTGACATTTGAAATCAAGAATAGGATACGTCTTATCCGTACCCTTATTTTCACACATAATACTCTTAGCATTAGCTTGTGACATCTCCACAGGCTCCCTCTTATACCCACAAGCAGATGGAATTAGGAATGTTATAACCCCTTTTCCATATCCTTTAGTCCCGTTAGTTCCTTTATGTTCAGTAACGTTCAAATCCCCGTCAACCTTTGCATAATAAATCACCTCGGGGTCATCATAAAAATATAACTCCCCGAGGTAATCAGTGCCTAAAAGTTGACCTAACAGTCTTCTTATATTATTTAAATTTTCTTGTACGTAGCTGAATTCAATTTCAAACTTAGATCCTTTTCTTCTGCTATTTATAAAATCTCCACCATTGAATATTACATAGTCGTTAATTCTGTTCTCTGTGGTTGACAATACGGGGCGTCTTATGCGTTCAACTGTTATTAAATCTCTAAAATCTGTGCCGTCATAAAAAAACATTAATACATCCCCCTTCTTCTGTTGCTTATTTTTTGATCTCTTTCTGCAAATTCTCTGTCAAATTTATATGTTGCTTTTGATATTTCTCTTCCATCTAATTCACTTATTAAAGTGATTTCTACAGGCTTTTGATTATCAGAATTATTATTAATATATCTTGCAGAATCAAAGTTACTTCCTTTTGTATTTACTTGATAATCACTTAGATTGAATCCCGATTGAATATCGTCAGCCATTGTATTTACTAAGCCTTTAACACTTCCAAAGCCTGTGTCTAAGCCTTGATACAATCCTCCCATTATCGCATTACCTGCGGGAATTAAAAGTTTTCTATCATAAGACAATGGTCCTTTATGTTTTTGAATCCAAGTGCCAATGCCCCCAACAAATGATTTTACATGCTCAAATGCTGATTTTAATCCTCTTAAGAATCCATCAATTATAGCTTTACCTGCACTAAATAAGTTTATTCCTTTGAACTTACCTAGCATTTGTGATATAAGTCCACCTACTGTACTCAATACCGTTGCTATCATTGATGCAATACCTTTCACTAATGCACTTATTATTTTTACTCCTGCACCTATTATCTTAGGCAAATTGCTTATAATATAAGACACAAACATGAGTACTATCTTTAACACAGTGCTTATTATTAGTGGTAATCTGTTTATAATACCTTTTATAAGATTATTTAAGATATTAATACCACTTGTTATTAACTGTGGCCCATTTGTCGCAAGATAAGACACAAATGCTGAAATTATTTTTAACGCATTCTCTCCAATTTTTGGCAGTGCTTGAATTATTCCGTCGATTAATTTTAAAATCAAATCCCAGCCGCTTTTTAATATTAAAGGATAATTAGTCATTAAGAATTGAACGAATGAATTTATCAAATTACCTGCTGCACTCACAAGCTCCGGCCACGCTTGTATGATACCTAGGATAAGATTACCCACCATTTCAGTGCCTTGCTGTAATAGTCTAGGGAAATTGGACTTTAACCACGCAAATACTTTATCTATAGCAGGATTTAATGAATTAATTAACTTTGGGATACCTTGAAGTATAATAAGCCCTATACTGCCTATTACACGTCCGACCATAGGTATTAGATTCTTAAAAAGGAATGTTGAGGTAGTTGATAATAGATTACTCAATGCCCCTTTTACATCTCCACCAGTAGCGAGATTTCCTTGCAAATCTTTAAATGCTGCTTTCATAGAATTGAATGAGCCTTCCAACGTTGTACTTGCTTCTTTTGCAGTTGTTCCTGTTATTTTTAACTTGCCTTGAATTGCATGAATTGCAGAATACACATCAGATAAATTGTTAATGTCATACTTTTGACCCGTCAATTTTTCAGCATCTTTTAAAAGACGTTCCATTTCAGTCTTAGTACCGCCATAGCCAAGTTTTAAGTTGTCTAACATTGTGTAATTTTGCTTAGCAAACCCTTGATATGCATTCTGTATGTCCTGCATTGACGTTCCCATTTTGTTGGCATTGTCGCTCATATCAGTCATAGCCATGTTTGCTACATCTGCTGCCTTGCTAGTATTACCTCCAAGTGATTGAAGCAAACTAGCACTAAAACTTGTTACATTCTGCATGTATTCATTAGCTGATAGTCCCGATGTTTTAAAAGCTTGTGAAGCGTATTTCTTGACCTTATCGGCACTATTCCCAAATAAAGTTTCTACACCACCTAGTGATTGTTCTAATTGCCCACCTTGAAGTATAGTATCTTTTATGAACTTGCCAATTGCAGCTGCTCCGATTAATTTTTTAGCCATTCCAATGATGTTAGTACCTAATGTATTTCCTACAGTGTTTCCTGCGTTCGTCGCTTCTCCTGATAGCTCGTTAGAAATCATTCCTGATATACCTTGAGCTGAAGGTATTATTTGCACATATGCTTTTCCTAGATTAGTCGCCATTTGCCTCACCGCCTTTCAATATTCTATTTCTAGCTTCCATAAACTCCTCACTAGTGTAATAAGTATTAGCCTTTTCTTTTTCCTCTCCAAATAATACTTCGTGAATTGATTTTGGAGCATTTCTTTGCTTTTGTGCATCTTTTGTCTTTGCCCAAGCTAAAAAATTCAAATCATCTACAATAGATGTTAAAAGCTCTGTTGTGAAATTGTATTTCTTGTTTTCAATAGCTAATTTAACTCTGCTATCTTCTCTCAATCCACTTACAAGAGTTGCTAAATAAGGCAATTTTAGTGATTTATAGTCATATATGTGATAAGTTTCTGCTATATCACATATCATTTCATCTTCATATTCATTTATTACACCAGCAAGGAATCTTAGTTTTTTATTTTATCTATTGATTTAAATATTGATTCTAGTTCTTCTGTAACCTTTGCTACACTTACATTCTCATTTTTCTTAGACAAAAAAGCTATGAACTTCTTTTTTTGCTCGTTACCTAGTAGCATTTTTAAGATTTTAGGCATTACTAGAGGATTATCTTCCGACTCTCCTAACAACTCAAAAAAATCATAACTTTCTAGTATCTCTCTTTTTATGGAAAATCTAAATCCATTTTTAGATACACCTTTTATATAGTTGTTTCTTTGTTCCATTTTTTACCTCTATAAACTTTGTGTCGGTTTAGATATAAACTCTAAGTGATTGTATTGTCCATCTGAATCCGTATGAGATAATGCCGCTACAGTAACTTCATAACCTATTGCATCATTATTTACATATTCAACCTCTGATAATTCCGATAATTGAGCTCTAGGAATTACTATTCTTTTAAGAATTCCACCGTTCATTATCATTTCAATAACCATTGCACAAGGATCTATAAAATCACCATTAGCCTTTATTTTTATACCTGTATCTATTGTTCCCGATACATTTTTTTGACCATATACAAACTTAAGAACCTCTACATTTAAAGTTTCAATTAACTTAAATTTAAAGTTATCAGTCTTTTCTGTAGATATTTTTAGAACAGTAGTTCCTCCCCATTCCTTAATATCTTCACTATCTGAATTATTTTCATTTGTCATTCCATCTTCTGATACATAACCCAACGTTTTAAAAGATTCGTTTAAAGCTTCAGTTGCGTTTTTAGGAAGCGTTGTTCCCAATGGAGCTATCCAAATACCGCCTTCAACTTTAGGTTTTGCAGCAGATACATTACTTGCGTTTGACATATTTATCTCCTTTACTAATAATAATTAATATCAAATACAGCTTGATATCTATATTTCTTTGATTCTGTGTCTGTGAAATCATAATCACTATTGAGTTTTACACTTGCTATCTCATTAAGTTCTATAACTTGTAACATAGCCTTTTTTAACTCAACATTCATAAGCGCAGCGTTATATTTACTATCAGCGTAACTTTGCATAGCAAAAGTTGCCGAACTTATTTGATTATCAAATCCTCCACTCGTTTTCTGTATTAAAAAAAACTGTGTCGGCTCATCATTTTCATGCTCCAATAACACAGTTTTTCCTAACTTGTTTTCCAAATATTGTTTTAAAATTATCTCTATCATTTTAACGACCTTAACAAAGTATTGTTGCTGAGATTGTCTTTTTTCGCCTTTTTCGATTCAGGATACACATTTGCGTGAACTCTCACTTTACCTTTAGCACTTGACACATTATATCCATCACCACAACGATTTTTAACATTATTTGCGTATTGCTCAACAACTGATAACATTTCATCAGAGTTTAACAACTGCCCTACACCTCTTTTATCAAGTTTAAATCTAAACTTACTCAATTCTTTCTACCTTGACTTTCATATTCCAATCAAGCGGAATCATTTCCTCTATTCCTCTTGTTGGACTTCCTACAGTTCTGAACCTTTCTTCAAAAAACTCAACTTCTGCGTTCTCCCAATTGTGAGTATCGCCTTTAGGAATAGCTAATTGATAAGCTATCTTTCTTCCAGTTAAATTTAATTCGTTAATTAGTTCTTCGCTTGTAAGTGGTGCTACTAACACATTATCAACCGTTGTCGATTCCTCTGTAGTGATAGACTTACCAAAGGGATCTGTCTGTTTTTTCACCTTGTTGATCAATGTAATCGGAATCCCTTTCAACTTTCCCATAAAAATCTATCACTCCATATCTTTGCTTTTTTATACCAAGTTTCCTGAGTTCTGTATCTTTTATGAAAATACCTCCCCCAGGAGTTAGATAAGTTCCTGTATAACTGTAACCTAATGCACTTTCTGTAAATTGTGATACAGGTTCATTATCTGTAGATGTCAATAAAGTTCTTGCCACAATATCCACTACTACAGATTTTAAAACATTAGCGTATACAGTGTTTTCAGCCTTTTTATCTAAGTCTATGCCGTACCTTTCAGCTTCTAATCTAAGTGTATCACTTATTGTTTCCAACAAACCCATACAACGATTGATTTCGGTACCTTTCAATCCTCTCCACAACAATTCAACATCTTCTATTGTTGCAAAACCTTTCATATTACTTACCTTGCAACAATTCTAATAATTCTTTTTTAGTCATTCTTGAATTATATTCAATCTTTAAAGCATCTAACTCTTGCATTATTTCTGCCTTAGTCACTTCTGACATATCGTCTTCTACTTCTTTTTTAACGTCTTCTTCTTTTTTAACGTCTTCTTCTTTGATTTTTTCTTCTTTGATTTCTTCTTTTGTTTCTTCTACTTTAATTTCTTTTTTTATCTCTTCATCTTTTAAAACCCAATCTCCACCAGAAATTGGGGTAGGGCTGTCAATGACAACCCTTGTTTTTGCATTGATATATATCATTTATTTCTCCTATTAACCTGCTGTTACTAATCTTGCAAATGCATTTCCATCTAAAATTCCCCAACCTAAGTAAGCTTCTGCTCTTAAATAAACTTGATTGTATCCCTTTAAGTCTTTGTTAGAGTTATCAGGATCACCATACTTAATTACTTCAAATGGAATTCGTTTCGCATATCCCCATTTAAATGCGTTTTCAAAGTCTCCCACAATACCTACATCCTTAGATGTGTCGTTTTTAACTGTCTTGTTGATTTCGAACTTCATTCCTGATAAAGTTCCAGGATTTGCACCGAATTTCAACTCTGGATATTGTCTAACTCCATTAACTTTTAATTTGGCTAATGCAGATGATATTTCTGTTGATACCACCATTCCAGATACATCATTCTCAGCACCTTGAACCATTGCTATCGCTGTTTCTAAATTGTCTTCTACAGTTTCAGCTGTAAAATTAACAGTTTGAGTTGCTTGAGCATCAAAGTGATTTGATCCAATGATTTCAGATGCTTGCCCTGTACGTGGATTTATTCCGTGCATTGCCATTAAATCAATACCTTTTGCTATCTTTTTAGCGAATCCGTCATTGAACGCTTTGATTATGTTGATTTTTTCTTCATCAGATGCATAAATAAATTCATCTGATACCCTAGCACCGTATTCTACTTTAATAGGTACTATTTTTCTTGGTGCTAAACTAATACCACCGTGTGTTTTCTTTCCGTTTTCAGCAACGATATCAATCTCTGAATCCATTGAGAATGTGAATTCTTTTAATCCATTGAATGGGATTGGTGTTTGTTGCGATAATACCGCTAATGATGATTTACCTTTAACTTTATTAAATAAATCTGATACTAAATGAGGTTCAAATAAATTACCTCTGCTTAATTGTGCTTCTGCCATTTTTTTACTCTCCTTGTAAATCTAAATTATTAATTAATTTTGCATAAGCCGAATCCTCTTTATTCATTTCAGTTTCAACTGATTTCAAAGGTTGAACCGGCTCATTTTTAGTTAGCATTGATGATAAGTTTTTTGCATCATTTAATAAATCGTCTTCTGTTTCTCCTACAAGTCTGCTAGCTAACTCATAAGGAATGCCGTTTTTCAAGGCTATGTCTGTCTTTAAGCTCTTTAATTCATACGAGTTAAGTTTTCCTTGTAACTCTTCAATTTGTGAATTAAAGCTATCAGAATCTACTTTGTTTTTTTCTAAAATATTTTGAGTATCTGACAATTGCTCTTTCAACGATTTGTTTTCTTCGACTAATTCATCATAATTTGCATACTTACTTTCAATGCTTTCTTTCTGCCTGTTAAGTCTATCTTTCAAGACTTCGTTTAATTCTTCTTGTGTTGTAATAGGTTTAAATTCTCCCATTATATTCACTTCCTTTCCCCACGTTAACCCTGTGGTATTGGTAATTTGTATTAAAAAAAGCAACTATAAAAGTTGCTCCTAATAATATACTTTTTGTTTTTTCTTTTTTTGTTTTACTTCGCTACATATCCAGTGCGCTAAAATTGCACTATCCATAAGTGCTATGTCATGTTCTTCAAATTGAGCCTTGTACCCAAATCCTCCGTGAGATCCAATATTTCTTTTCAAACAATTTGTAGCAACCTCCGTTAAACTCGGTTGTCCCTTATGAAGTATTGTTTTTTGGAAAATACCTTGTTCCCACTTTGAATTTGCTACAATGATTTCAGCTACAGATGGTAAGATTGGTTCATCAAGTCCGTAATCTTTCATTTCATTTTTTAAAATTTCTTGACCACTAGCTCCGTCTATAACTACCCTGTCATATTCAATTTGTTTTAAAAAATCAATTATCCATGTGCTTCCACTTCTAATTGACCTGCAATCAATAGCTTCTATGAATATTTTCCCTGAAAATGTCTTTACTGCTACGCTCATAGCCACGTTTTTACCATCATTGCCATACTTTATACCTACATTTATTTTTCCAGTCAATAAAGGCAATGTAGGAGCTTCTATTTCATCCCAATCTTTCTTACTTATAGCAGATTTTTGATTGTATTGAATCCATAAGCCTAAACGTTGAATATTAAAATCTAGTATATCTGTACCTATTTCATCTTCAATACTTCTTTCAGTAAATATAGTTCCTAAAGAAGGATTGCATTGATACCACAAATCTACATCATGTACATCTGATTCTTCATCTACTCCCCACTCAGCCCAACCAGTATTTTTAGTACCGCCTTCTAGTGTTTTATTTCTCATATTTAAAAATACAGTACCTGCCGATACTGTAGTTGGTGGTGTTCCTGTATATATTGTCTGTGGGTTTTTAGATGATGTTACAACGTATTTTAAAGCCGATTGTTGATCGTCAGTGTACTCTTGTGCTTCGTCTATGACAAGTAAATCGTAACCCTCACCAAGTCCGCCTGTGCTTGTTCTTGTCCTAAATTTAAGTACACCGCCACTTTTAAGCATACGAATTTCTTCGTTACCCTTAGCTTTTAATGTAGTAAAATCTTCATCATTCACATATCCACTAGACTCTAATACCTTTATGATCCTTTCCCATGCAGTATGTGATGTGTTGGTTCTATGTGCTGTGTGTAGCATTTCTTCGCCATTTTCAAGTCCATATAGCTCACGAATCAGAACAACCTCATTCTTACCATTACGACGTGGAAGTGAGTACCCAAATTTTGTGTGAGTCCATAAACCATCATCATTAACAGCTAAAATGTGATTAGACAAATTAATTTGCCATTGTTGAGCCTTTCTTTTAGAACGTTCATATAGCTTTATAGCATCCTTACCTTTTGTCTTCTTATACGACAAAATCACAGAGCTTGTAGGGGTTTGTCTTCCAATTCGCATAAGTACCCCTTTCCAATAAAAAAGACAGTTTATAGACTTATCAAGGTCTAGCCATAAAGAGTGTGAAATTTCTTGCGTGACTTTATATAAATACTAATTTAATCAAACTTGCTATTGTATCTACATTTTTCAATAAAAAGTTTTTAACTTCTTGCATTTTACTGTTTTGTGTTAGATATTCAATACCTTTAAAAGTTATTTTCATGTCGGATAAATCATTGCATATTATTGATTCAATTCCCCAAGCGTGTACAAAAATTAATCCTTCAATAAATCCCTCATTTTGTATCATTTCAAGCAAGCTATAAAGGTAATTTTCATCTATGTTTCCAATAGCCAACTTAAACTCATTAATATCGAACACTGTTTTTCTCTTTAAAACAGCATAAAGATACGTTAATACCTTGAAAACAATAACATTATAATCATCTTTTGCCATGGACTTCTCCTTTCGTTTATTGTACTAAAAAAGCACCTCTAACATTTTACACTTGTAATCAGTTAGTGTGCTTAGTTAATCATTAAATCTATAGGTTCTAATATATATAATTTACCTAATGATTTATCTCCTAAAAAATCTATATATGGATTCTCAATGCTTTCATAATACGACTTTATTTCGCTTTCCTTAATTTCATCTTTCAAATTAGATATTTCATCCATTTTGTTTCTGTAATCATCAGGCATAAGACTATTTTTTATATCTTCAAAAAACGGATGATTTTTATCTACTACTACTTGTGGATTTTTTTTAGAATCTCTAATTATTATTTTTTCTCCCATAGTTCTTCAATCACCTTTCCTATAGTTTCTGCCATTTCTCGTGGTTTATCATTATTGCAATATTCACTCCACCCTTCTGCTATCATTTCAGCATATTTGTTTTTATTATCATTATCCCAACTATACCTCGACAGATTTTCAGTAATTTGTTCATTTGATTTTTCATTAAATATTTTTTGTATTTTGTCATTATCTCTAACTTTTAAATATTCATCTATCTGATGTCCGAATTCATGATCAAATGTAGATTTGACCGTTTGACAACCTTCAGGAGTCCATTTATTCTTAACTTGTTTTATGCCGTTTTGTAACGCTGTACCATAATTATTATAATATTTATTATTCATTGTTATACCACGATATTTATTAAAAATTTCAAATTCTGGATATTTTTCTATTTTTTCAGCACTGTATTTATGTGACCAACTTGAAGCCATTTCAAAACTACTTACTTTAAAATTTTTAACTCTTTCGCGCGCTTCTTTTTTTGCTAGTTTTTCGATTTCTTTCATTACTAAATCTGGATTGAATCCTTTTTTTACAAATTTTTCATAATAAATATTTTTATATAAATCAATATAATATCCTTCGAAGTCTTTTTTCATTAAAGAATATCTTTTCTGACTAGCTCCAACAAATTTTATATTTTCGGTAATTTCTGGAAATTTCTTTTTAGATTCATATAACCCTTTGTTCCATTCATTAGCACATTTTATATCTATACCACTATAATCAGCTTTAAACCCCATTTCTTCTGCTACTTTATTAGCTTCTTTAATAGTTTTTGCTTGAAATTTTCCGTGTTTGCTTATTTCTTTTTTTCTTTCTTCTATTTTATCATTATTTTGCGATTCCTTCCACTGTTTCGTATGCACATTCTGCCTTTTCTTTGCTCCATTTCCGGGATCATATTCAACAGTACATCTACAATGTCCATGTCTTTTGTAAATGTCATCCGGAGCTTGTGAATACTCATACTCTCCGACTAATTGTTTGCACCAATCACAACAATGACCGTGTTCTTTACGAACAATTTTAGGACTTAATCCAAGCTCATGATGAAATTTAGCATTATATTTCACAGTATCATCCACTACAGCTTGCGTGAAATTCTCAATAGGTTCTCCTAAAACCCATTTAGTTTTTTCAAATGTATCAGATGATACTTTTTCTATAATTCCGTCAATCCTATCTTGGTTCAACTCTGCTTTTATCCCCCTTATATTTAAGCCTGCTTGCTTGTTTAGATTCGTTTGGGTATCTAAGGCATATGTTGATACCAATTCATGATTTAAACTCATTGTAGGCTCTAATACTCGCTTAGCGATGTTATAGTACATAGTCTGATTAGGCAATACATCTTCTGATATATTTTCTAAAAACGACTCAGATAAGATATCTCCTACTTGCATAGCATAATGGTGAGAATCGAATTGATTGCTGTTTTTATCTTCTAATAATTTATTTAACCTTTTAATTTCATCATTTGACTTAAATTTATTTTTAAAAGCATTTTGAATTAGCTCAAGCAATTCAGGTACTATATCTTTTTCATCCATTAATTAGCACCTTCAATTCCCGTCATTTCCTCAACAGTTGATTTATCAGCGAAATTTGGAATAGCTTGATTGATTTTTAATATTGCATCTCCAACAAGATTTATAGCACTCGCATCTGTTTCAAAAACAGGATACCATTTAACGCTTGTTTTAGATAATGCACTTCTTGAGTAGTTATAATTATCACGCAAACACGCTGCCAAAAATCCAACATTTAAAAATCCAGAACTAAAGCATCTTTGAGCTTTTCTCGCCATTACTCTTAGATTTTCGTGGCTTGCTTTTATCGCTTCACTTGATGATGGATTATCAGACACAAATCCTAAATCATCTAATGTCAATCCAGTTTCACCTGCAAAAAGACTTGCTGCGGTTCTTAGTTGTTCTGTGAAAGGGCTCATGCTTGATACATTGAATTGTCCAACCTGTGGCTTATCTCCATTTGAATTTGCATCAATTCTAAGCATACTAGACACAGTCGCTTTCCAAGTATCAAATGTTTCTGCATCTCCGTCCATTCCTAGAATGTATTTCTGTGGGAATGAGTAAAATTCAGCTGTCACATCTGCTCTTTCAAGCGTTCTTCTAGCTAACTTCGTATAATACATACAACTTCTACTAATACGACTGTGTCCAAATGGTCTAACGGCGTCAGGTCTATGAATTATAGGCACTAATAGAGGATAACCTACACTGTGATTATACGTATAGCTATTTTTACCTTGAATTATAGTTGTTTTGTAAGGTTCAAAATATGCCTCTGTTTTAGCATTACCGTATTCATCCTTTTCAAGAATTGCATATCCCTCCGTAAGTAATCCAGTAATAGGATCTATAACACCAGTTGCATTATATCCCTCTATTACTTGTAATCGTGGCACTTTTTCTTCTTTGTCTGCAATTATATAAATAAAGCAACAAGAACCTATCAATGCACTAAGAATAGCGCTATCAAAAAATATATCTGGATTATTCATTGCAAAAATCTCTTCAAAATCAAATATATCATTATCAAACTTTCTGAATATCAATCTATCAGCTAAGCTATCTACAGACTTTGCACACCAGCCTAGATTTGCTTTAAATAAATTACGTAATTCACTAGCCCTATTTAAAGAAAAATTATCGGGTAAATGCTTCATGTTATAACATTCATATCTCAAATCAACTCTTAATTTGTGATCATTTAGCTTTCTTCTCAGATATTCTATACCTTTTCGTTCCATTTATATCACTTCCTTTCTGTGTGTAAAAATACCTCGTGTGAAAATATGTACAGTAACGGGGATGAAGTCCGCTTGAGACCCTGGAGGGGGAGGTATCCCCCCATCATCTGGATTTGTATTTAGTCCAATCCATTGATTGAGGCAAATTCCTATTTCCTAGTACTTGTTGCTCTTTTATTGTTTTTTCTTTGAATAATTTATCTGACTTCTGTCTATTGCAAGTCCAATGCGCTAATTGCAAGTTACTTATATCGCTTGGATGTCCGCCTTTACTCACTGGTATTATGTGGTCTATACAAGGCGCCAAGGGATTAGGCGCTTTCAAACTCTTATCAACAGGCTTGCCACATATGCCGCATGTATTCTGAGTCTTCAGTATTCTTTGTTTATTTCTTTCAAAGTTAGCCCTATGGGGGCCTTTTCTATCGGGGCGGGTATTCATAAAATCAACTCCTTTTGTACCAAAAAAGCCGATACTTGATGTATCGACTTCCAGGTTAAATAATTTATAGAAAGGAGGTGAAATTAACAATTGTAGTTATATTTGAATCTTCTTTCACCAATACTATTGTAGCACGGCAAAATCGCCCTAATCGCCCAATTTTTTATTTAAATATTTATCGTGAATCTTTCTTGAATAACTTTCATGACAACTCCCAAGTTGCATACTAATATATCCCCAACTCTTACAATCGAAGTATCTCATTTCGAATATCATCCTAACTTGTGAATCGTCAATATTATCAATAAACTTCTCAATCTTGCATTTTAAAGTATATGCTTCGGATTCCCTACTTCTAAGCCTCTTTAGTTCTTTACTAGGAATTATAGGTATTCCTGAGATACTAAAACTTCTTTCAGAATATGGATATTTACAACTAGATCCAGTTACAGAATCCTTTACAATGCTCTTATGCTCAAGTCTTTTTATTTTTTCTGTTAAATATTTAATCTCTTTTTTTAAAGAATTGTACTGATTTAAAGTCTGTCTATCCAATTCCTATCACCTCAAAACTTAATATAGTCGTCTACATTTAATCCAGTTTCTTCTTTAATCGCTGCAATCATATCATCAAACTCAACATATTTATTTTCAAGACAATCTATTTGTTCGGCAAACTCATACAAGAATTTTTCTAGTCTTTTCTTTCCAAATCCCCACTTATCGTGTAAAACTATTAACGGCACATACGCTATAACTCTCAATGCTTTATCCGTCACATCGTCTCTTATTTCTTCTCTGAATTTGTCTATTCTTTTATTTATTTCAGCGTGTAGCTGTTCTTGTGTGAATGTATATGTTGCAACCTTTTTCTTTATTCCTGCTTTTCTTCGTTCTTTACGATTCATTTCAAATCAGCCTCTTTGACAAAAGTTCCATCAATTGTCTTTCCTTTTCGCTTTGAAATCTTGTCATAAGCCATTTCCAAGCACTCTACAAAATCAATATTCAATTGATTTGATAAAATTATTAAAGTTACTATAACATCACCAAATTCAAGTTTCGTATTTTTTTTATTATTTTGAATCATTTCCTCTTTAAGTTCAAAAACTTCTTCTACTACCTTTTCAAATTGTTTAACCCTATATTCAAATCTAATCAAATCCTTATCGTCCGCCCACTCTTCCACTTTTGTTTTTAATTGCTCAAAATCCATTATTCTTCCACCTCGATTTCTTCTATATTTATTTCACTGATACTTGAATCTCCTAAATGATATATAGGGTCTATGACTTTTTCAATCATCTCTTTCACATCATTTTTAGTCCAGTAATCATAAGGCTCAAACTCAAAATATATTTTAAACTTTTTCATTCTTCCACCTCAATTTTTAAATTTGAAATATACCCTACTTCTTTCCTGCCATCATTTATAAGTGTCCTTCGATTAATATCATATGTTACAAAATCCTTATACACTTTCTCTATTGTTTGATGATATCCGCGTTTCATTCGATTTTTAATTTCTTCCATTTCCGATTGAGTGACTTCAACTTCCGCACTGTAATTAAATGTAATTCTTACTTTCATCTTTTTCTCCTTTAACTTTTCTAATTCTTGCTTTCAAACTCTCCAGTACATAATTTTGTACATTCTCTTTTCGTTTCAATGCTTCCATCACATCTTCGTCTCTGGTTCCTTGCGTGACTAGATGGTGTATAATCACTCTTTCTTTTTGTCCTTGTCTGTGTAGTCTCTTATTAGCTTGTGTATACAATTCGTAATTCCAGTTAAGCCCGAACCATATAACGTGATTTCCGCCTTGCTGTAAATTCAGTCCGTAAGCACTTGATGCAGGATGTGTTAATAGCACGTTAATTTTTCCATTGTTCCAATCTTTTTGGTCTTGCGGTGTTTCCAATTTTCTATAATTGATTTTAGCTTTTTCTAATGCTTTTTGGATTCTCTCCAAATCGTGCTTGTAGTTATAAAACACCAAAGCTGATTTCCCGTTCAATTGCTCAAGCACCTCAAGAAATGCTTGTATTTTGCAATCATGAATAACGTGATAATCGTGGTCTTCGTCATAAACTGCTCCGTTAGCCAACTGTAACAATTTATTAGAAAGTGCAGCGGCACTAGTTGCATCAATGTCATCGGCATTTTCAATTTCTAAGATCGCATCTCTCTCCATAGTTTCATAAGCTTTCTTGGATTTACTATCAAGAACCACAGGAATTATATTTTCACTGCATTCAGGAAGCTCCAAGTAATCGTCCGCTTTCATTGATATACAGATATCCGATATTCTTTTTGTGATTTCACTTTCTGAATTTTCTCGCAAATCATAAGAATATCCCATATAGTCTCCTTCAAAGAATGTATTTCTGAAACCATAAAAGCTCCTACCTAATCTAGTACCACTATCTAATAAATACACTTGCGCCCACAAATCTAACATTCCATTAGGGCTTGGTGTTCCTGTAAGCCCGACAAGCCTTTTTATGTGTGGCTTGATACTTGCAAGTGCCTTGAATCTTTTTGATTCGTGATTTTTAAAACTTGAAAACTCATCACACACAACAAAATCGAATGGCCAATTATTTTTATAATAATCTACCAACCACACAACATTATCGCGATTGATAATGTAAATATCAGACGGAGTGTTCAAGGCCTTAACTCTTTGATTTACATTTCCCAAAACAGTAGACACTCTTAGGTTTTGTAATTCGTCCCATTTTTCAATCTCGTTTTGCCAAGTAGCTTCCGCCACTTTTTTAGGTGCAATTACAAGAACCTTGCCAACTTGAAATCTATTATAAATAAGATCCTTAATCGCAGTTAAGGTTATGAGGGTTTTACCCAATCCCATATCCAGGAACAATCCGATATTATTGTTATCCACAATCTTATCCACACAGTACTTTTGATAATCGTGTAATATCAAATCTCCCATTATCTTTCCTCATCCTTTATCAAATCTAGTCTTGATCTCTTAATTTTATCGATCAGATTTTGTATCCCATTCAATCCATAGGCAACACACACTCTCTGATTATGATTTTTAAGTTTTCTAATTTGTGATTTTTGCAAAGCAGACAACACACCTTTTTCAGTTTTTAGCTCCACGAAAATCACCTCTCCATTTTCTAATATTACAATTCTATCCGGCACACCTGAGTTTCCAGGACTCACAAACTTATAGCATATGCCGTTCAAGTCTTGAATATTTTTTCTGAATATTTTTTCTATTTCTCGTTCTCTCATATATTTTCTACTCCTCTGGCAAACAACTCCATACGCGTATATGTAGGTATCATACAAAGGAATTAAAGAAACATAAATACGCTATATATTCTTTAATATCCTTTTTTAATACCTCTATATGGTAAATAGTAAATATTAATTGCCACCATATCTAAAACAATTGATTTTCCTCAATTAAGTCGGCAAACATAATATTTTTTATTGGTTGCCACTTCTAAGATTAGCCTGGCAACCAATATTTTTTGCTAATTGCCACATTGGAATGCTAGTTGCCAGGTAAATATTATTTTTTAATGGATTTTATTCCACTAATATTAATAATCTTCGACTTTTCAAAACCTTTTTGTCTCCCAAAACTTCCGTAACGTCTTGGGTATTTATTCCTAACCCAACCTTGAATCCCATTTAATATATTAGTGATTTCATTTGAGTCACGTCTTTTCATCCACTTGATGTCACTTTGAAAACAGATTTGCCAAATCTCTGCAACGCAGACCTTATCTCTTTCTACAAGTTCTACATCTCCAACATCAAACGTGTTGTTAAAAAATGCTTTTTGATTTTGTGGTGGAAGCTCATACCAGTTTTCAGGAATTTTCTTTTCAAGAAATTCAAGGATAACACCTTCACGTGGATCCTTTTCTCTGAAATCTTCTTGAAGTGCATTTGCTTGAATTTCGCTTTCACCCGACAAATACAACGGCTCTCCCATAACATAATAGAAATATGCCTCAGCCCATATTTGGCCAATCTCTAAGTCCAACTCCTTGAATACGTCCTTTTTTATTGGAAACTCTCCAACCTTTACTGGCCAAAAACGTCTATTACCTGTTACATCTCTTAAAAACTCATCTGAGTTAGTAGAACCGAAGAACACGCATCTTCTCGGATACCTATTTGTCCTTCTTCCATAAGCCTCACGATAGATATCATGTGTTTTACTTAAAAACTGCTTAACAGTCTCCGTCTCACTCTTATTCATCGCCGACAACTCGCCAACCTCGTTAATAAGTGTCCCTTGAATAAGCTCTGCTGCTTCTTTACCTTCGAATGAATATAAGCTATCAGAAAACCACTCCATACCTAACTTGGATAAAAAAGTACTCTTACCAATACCTTGCTTTCCTGAAAACACGACCATATAATCGAACTTAACACCTTTATCATCAAATGCCCTTGCTACTGCTGCCGTGAGTGCTTTTTTCATTACATCAGCCGTATATTCACTCTCTTCAGCACCTAGATAATCACTCAACAAGGTAGGAATCCTTTCAACTCCGTCCCATTTATAGGACAATATTCTATCTTTAACACCATTTTTTCGATTGTTGAATCCAACAACCTTCAGACCATTTTCAATCCTGTCTTTTCCTGTTATTCCGAACTCTTTTTCAAGCCTCAAAGCAAGTTGTGCATCGTCCGTATCGCTCCACATTCTGTCCCCTTCGCCATTATCCCAAGGAAGAGGGAGACTAACCATACCGCGGTTCGCAAATTCATCTATAAAAATCTTGCCTTTAAAATTTGGATCGTGAGTAAGAATTGCAACAACATTTGCTATAGTCTTAGTATTGTTTCCGTTCTTATCTGTCTCTAATAACTCATACCAACTATTATCATCTTCGCTAACTTCTTCCTGCTTTTCAGCCTGACCTATACTCTCAAAAAAATCACTCGCACTATCTTGCTTTTCCTTTGAAAGCAGCGCCATAACTGAATTATCTTCTTTGGCCAAAGTCTTCATAGCAGTATAAGACGGAAGACGAACCACTGGAGTATCCTCGTCCGCCTCTTCGTCTAAATCCGAAAACTTGTGTAACCTTACCAAGTCCCAAGCATTTACTAACTTATTACTGCAGGGATCTGTAGCATGGTGTGAGTATAAGAACAAGCCTTCTTGATACACAACAGCACCGCCAACAGTTGATCCATTGTGATAAGTGAACCTACCATCATCTTCCACGTCATAAGCCTCAGGGATAAACTTATCTATCGCAGAATATATGTCATAAGTCTTGCAGAAAGCCCCTACAAGGCCTGTCTTTGTAGTTGGGTCTTGTTGTCTAGTTAAAAGAGTTTTGTGCTTAGTATCTTCTCCTGGAACTTGTGGCCAACTCGATACATCCTTCCAATTACTGTAAGTCTTTAATATCCCATCTACGGATAAAAAAGGCTTATCCTCATATTTAAAGACGTATTGGCTATCTCTCGAACAGCTTGGCCAATACATAAGCCTACTCGCTTCAAACGTAGTCGGGTCTGCCATCTGAATGCCAATCATTAACGCCACACGACGAGCTACAGGCTCGTATTCATCAGGTGACATACTTCTATCACTAGGAATGATAATTCTCAACCTAGGCTTGTATTCAGAGTGTTTCCTGGTACTATATATCACATAACCACAGCCCAGGCTCATTACCTTTTTAATTACATTTTTAGTTTCTCCACTTAGAATATTATCGAAATCAAGAGTTATTAAATCACGACTTTCAACATTAAAAGCCTTACGTCTTGATCCCTTTAAAGAACCACCGACAAATCCACCGACATCTTTTAGCTTGTCCTGGTCTCTCTTTTTCATCTTTAAGAATTCATCCAAGGACTCCGTTGACCTTATCGGCTTTCTTAATTTCTCCACAAATTCAGAATAATTCAATTCCAGTCTTTGCCAGTTTGTGGATTTTCTACTTGCACCTGTGGAAATTACTATTTTTTTATCGTTAATCATACGCATCTAATCCTTCATATAAAAGTCATTTTCAAATCCGGCGCCCTTTAGAACAAGTCCCTCAGCCCAGTCAATGGGCTCACTCATAACAGCGTTAATCTCATCAACGGTAATACTCTTGTCGCACTCTAGTACAACCTCATCATGGATATGCATAACCACAGGATTATCGTGGTATTTCTTGTCTAATCTCACGAGTAGCAGTGCCAAACAATCTCTTGCAATAGCTTGAACAATATTTTCCGTTAATTTGCCACCGTAAGTGGACTCTGATTTTAGCTTTTTATTTAAGCCGATACCTCCGAAGTGAACACTCTGACGGTCAAACTGATTGTCTTTTAATTCTGGATTAGGATAGAATAGCTTTCTTCCTGAAGGTAATCTTATAGTTAAAAATGATTGGCCATAAACTCCTTCAGCTTCATAATTTATAACCAATTTATTGTTCACATATTGAGTAATACCTGTTCTAATAGCATCTATACAAGCATTGTCAACTGCATACCACAGATTAACTATATTCTTGTTTGCTGCTCTCCACTTATCCTTTATTTCTGTTAATTCTTCAGGAGATAATCCCATTCTGTCTGCGCCCATAGCAATAAGCGCATTTTCGCCACCTTGATATCCAAGTGCAAGAGTTGCAACCTTTCCTTTTTGTCTTAGCGCATACTCAGGATTTCCTTTTTTTATCTTCTCAATCGGAACATTAAACATCTGACTAGCAGTAGCCTCATAAATCTTGCCGTGAGTTCTGAAAACCTCGTTTACCCACTCTTCTCCAGCAAGCCATGCGATAACTCTAGCCTCAATAGCTGAGTAGTCACTTACTACATACTTCTTGTCATTTTGTGGCACAAATGCAGTTCTAATTAATTGACTAATAGTATCCGTAGCATTTCCAAACAACTCTTCAAGCGCCCTTTTATCTCTGTTTTTAGTTAATTCTCTAGCAAGTCGTAAATTTACTAGGTAATTTCTTGGAAGATTTTGAACTTGAACAAGCCTTCCAGCCCATCTACCCGTACGATTAGCTCCATAGACTTGTAACAGCCCACGAACTCTATCATCATCACATACGCACGTCTTAATCGCATCATACTTTTTTACACTTGTCTTCGATAACTCTTGTCTTATTTCTAAAAATTCTCTGACATCTGGATGCAGGTCATCTCTGCTTAACAAATCAGAAACAGTAGCTTTTCTTACATTATCTACATCGGGCATAAATTTTTGGATCCATTCTAGTATCTGACTAGTTGAGTTTGGATTTTGAACATCTGAAATAATTCTTGCCCTTTCTTCCTGCTCTTCAGTTAACTTATCATTGATTTCCAAGGCGCCTTCTACTAGATCCATATCAACACCAATTCCACGTGCATTCATTTCATCTGATAGCACCCAAATTCGCTGTTCTTCACTTGGTAGTGGAAACATAGCAAGCCTTTTATAGATCTCCGTTTCTGCAACAACGTCCTGCTTACAGTAATCCTTGAACAAATCCCACTTATCCGGATCGTGTTCTGGTAGGTTTCTTCTTCTACCATTATTCGATTTTGTTGGCCTACAAGGCACCGAGAAATATCTAATCAAAGCCTTACCTGTATTTGATTTGCTTTTATCTTCAGATAAGTTTAAAGCAGCACCAGTATTTGCAAGACCAGCAGGATATCCTAGATACATTGCATGAAACATCGAACACTTCCAAGCAAACCTATCACCTACGTCAAATCCGTAAGCCTGTAGCGCATTGTATTCAAACGCTGCATTGTATGCGTGCTTATTAACATTACCATCACGCATAGCTTCAATAATTTCGTTTGGTACTTCTTCTCCACTTTTCAAATCCACAATCTGAACTTCCTTGAAGTCTACAGAATACGCAAACAATAAAACTTCAAAGCTATCGTCTCTAACGTATCTGTATAGCCCACACTTCTTAATATCTACATCGCAGTACGTCTCAATATCTATACTTAAATCTCTCATAATACCTCCTCTATGATAAAAAAAGAGAGGGATTTATCCCTCTCAATATCCTAGCGTGGAAGTCCTGTAAGAGGATCTATATCGCTGTTTCCAAACGGAGTATCTGAATTATCTGCAACTGCTGAGAAAGCATCTTCAGCATTAAAGCTGTGGCCAAGAGCTTCTCCGTCTTCTACTTTTTGAATTCCATTTAATCCAAATCCAATTCCAGTTGATCCAGTGTTATACGCATATATACTCAAAGCTACATGGCCATAGCAACCACTGTATAGATCTGTAGGATTGATAATTGGTTGTACATTTCTATCAACAATAGCAGGTGGGTAATCACTTGATGCGCTTGCTGTGAACACCCAATGTCCCTTACACTCATCTCCATAAGCTTTTCCAGTTGGGCTTACTCCGTCACCATCGTGAACTGGATTTTTAGGACTTGCTATACCTTTAAGTTTTCCATTCTTTTCTGCTTCAAATTCAGCATTAATTGTATCCATTAATATCTTATAACCTTTAACATCTGACTTTGGCAACAGACAAGTAACTGAATATTTTAGATCACCTTGTTTTGTTTCCTTTGGCTTAAATACATTTACATAACATAATCTTACTTTGCTTGTTGTTAATTTTTGACTCATAATTTATTTCTCCTTTTAATTTAATTTCTCAAACATATTCTCTGCATCATTTACTACATAGTTGTCTCTTTTATCGTCTACTGTAACCAGTGTAGGTTTTCCCTTTGGTTTAATAATTTCATCTTGTAGTAATTCGTTAAATCCCTTCTTACCTACTAATTTTTCTAACTTTGATAATGAAAGGGCCTTTCTTTCATACAATACTGACTCATCGTATCCACACTCAATCAACGTAGATAAGGCTTTTGACTCATCGCTAAACTTCCTAATACTTCTACCTTCAACAGCCTTGTAGCCGTCAATCTCTTCTCCAGCAAGGATTGCTTTTAGTGCTTCATCTTCCAAGTCCTTTATCCAATCGATAACACCCGTACTTTCTTTTAAGAAGTGTGATATATCATCATTTGATAACAAGCCTTCTATCTTCTTATCAAGTAGTGGCTGTATTTCTACAACTGCCTTGAACATTTCCTTAGCCCTTTCAGGGCATCTGCTTTTTGCCTTACAAAATCTACAATGCTCACCTTGACACAACTTATCTGAACCATTGTAAGCATCTTTTGCAATTGGTTTTATTCTTTCTCCAAATGCAAGTAAGTCCTCAGCCGATATATCCCATGACTTAATATTATTTATTCGTGGCTGTACAATACACAAAGTAACTTTCTTGATATTAAATAAAAATCCATATCCAGCACAAGCCCCTAATGCGTATAACATCAATTGAGGATTGTCTTCTGGATCTACTTCAACACCTTTTCCGTATTTCAAATCGATAACAGTCATAGTATCTCCGTAAATCATAAGACAGTCACAAGTCCCAAAACCCTCAGGAACCCAATTTGAAAAATCAACTCTTTCCTCTATCGCTACAAACGGTCTTTCCTTGTATGATAATGCCCTTGTTTTTATCTCATCAAAATATACATCCGTATAACTGTCCATAGATTTGTCATAAAGTTCATTGGATTTTATAGGCTCAACTTCCTTGTCATAAGCCTTTTTCCCATAACCTTTTGTAAAATACTTTTTAAGCTTAGCCTCAGCAAGAGCATGAGCCAAAGTCCCCTCTCTTGCATAGCTTGATGTAGTGTCTGAAAAGTCCTCTTCTAACCTCACACTACCAGGACAATTTATCCATCTGTGCGCACCACTTGCGCTTAATTTCGCATGAACATCTGGCACTACAACACACCGCCAATTTCTCTAAGTTTCAAAGCGAAATCATTATATTGGTTTTCTTGTAATTGAGGGAGAGAAAATATACCCATATCTTGAATAATCTTGAATAACTCTTCTCTCTTACCCTCTTGAACGAGTTTTCCAGCACAAGCTTGTAACTGTTCAAAACTATAAGCAACCTCACTCACAGGAACAGCAGTTTCTTCCTTTTCTTCTTTTTTCTTCGTTGAACTTTCTTCAACACGAACATCAGTTGCTTTTGGTACAACTTCTGACTTATCCACACAACTACAGCCTAGTCTATCAGCTAACTTTGTTAACACATCAAGTGTCTTATCATCAAATACAATTTTTAACTCCATAAAATCCTCCTTTGTGTTATAATCTAATTGAAGTTTATTATATAAGCGCTCATTATCTTTGCAGGATTGAGCGTTTATTTCTTTTTTTTTAATCCTTTCCAACATTTCTCATGTACATAAGAACTGCTTCCGTCACTATGCACAATCTCATGACATGGATTTCTAACATATATGATCCCGTCACAAATAGAACATTTGCAGATTCTTTCGCACTCAATTGCTGTCATTTTTAAAATCTCCCTTTTCCTTATATCTCCAGCAAGTGTTGTGAACGTAAGCACATCCCCCGCCTTTAAATCCAATCTTATATGTCAAATCATCACTTGAAATACTTCTTCCACAAATTACACATACAACATCTTTACTAGTCCTTTTTGGAGAATAATCTTTTTTCACCTAATACTCCTTCTCTAGCACAAATCCTAAACACTTCTGCTCTTAATAGAACACCATCATCACGTTTTTCTAACTTATTAAACCATTCACGTTTAATAGCCTTCATCATCCTAATTCCGTGTCGCTCTTCTTTCCAGGACCTATATCTAATCCCTTTATGACCATGAGGGTCTCTTGCTTCTTGCCATTGTCTATACTTCATCTAGTTCAACCTTTAATCTGTTTATGGCCATACCCACATTTTTAGTGTCATACATATCCCAAATAACTCTTCTAATTTCATCGCATACTTTTTGTGGGTCGTTATCGTAAAACTATGTCATACAACCCTCAGTAACGATTATTTGTGCTTTAATATCAAAAATCTTCATCTAAAGCATCCTTCCCGTAATAACTAATAAATTCCACAAAATGAAAGTTGTTAGAACCCTGCAAACAATCTTTAAAACAAACATAATTGTCAAAATATATTCATCAGATTTGTACTTTTTAATTGTGCATTGTTTTGATTTCTTTTTATTGTCTGTACTAGCCTTTTTATTTTCTCTCTTAACATCTTCCCAAACTCTATCATTGAAATCAGATTTTCTCTTTTCCATACTTACCTTTTAACACTCCTTCATAAAGATCCTTGGCCATAATATCTGCAACCCTCTCGGTGTTTGCTTTTTGTGGCTTATCGCTTTTTACAACAGTAATCTTGAAACCATTGAATTCGAACTTACTACCTACTTCTATCATTGTTTTCTCCTTATGCTTTTTAAGTTCTATTCTATTGAACTTTTAGTTTAAAAAAATATTTTTTTATTTCATCTTCCTTAATATCCAATATATCGCAGGCTTTTGAAATCTCATTCTGTTTCCAAAATACTTCATTATTCAATTTAGAAGATATAGTTTTTTCTGTTAATGACATACTTTTAGCAAATTTATGCTGACTTCCTAGCTTTTCTATTATTCTTCCTTTTAACTTACTATAATCGTATTGCAAAATTTTCACCTCTCTCAAATGTTCAACGACTTTGAACAATTATATATTACACCCTATTCTTTTTGGTGTCAATACTTTTCTTCAATTTTTTTGAACTTTTTTATAAAATTATGGTATAATTTACTCACAAGGTGGTGAAACCGTGAGAACAACAACATCAAATAGATTGAAACAAATAATGTCAGATAGGAATTTAAGACAAGTCGATATTTTAAATATGGTTAGCCCATTTGCTAAAGAATTAAATATCAGATTTGCAAAAAATGATTTAAGCCAATATGTGTCAGGTAAGGTAGAACCTTCTCAAGAAAAACTAACCGTATTGAGTAGAGCGCTAAATGTCAGCGAACCCTGGCTTATGGGATATGATGTGGCTGTGGATATAGATAATAGTAAAAAAAGTGAGGTGCAATTTATAGGGCGAGCTAATATAATGCGCACTTATAGGTATATAGATGCTAAAGCCTCCGCTGGAAGCCCGATTGATATAGCGGGACAAGACTATTCCACAATAGCTATTCCAGATAGTATGCTTGGTAAATATGCTAAATACTCAGAAGAGGATCTACTATTTATGCACATCACTGGAGATAGTATGGATAAAACTATACCTGATGGATCCCTTATAGGTGTTCTTGGATTCAAGAGTACAGTGGATATTAACAATGGGGACATAGTATTATTTAATCACGATTATGGTTATTCCGTAAAAAGGTATTTTTATGATCAAGAAAATAATAGGATAATTTTTAGGCCCGAATCTAATAATCCTATTTACACTGACATAATATACAATTTAGATGAAGACCATGTTGAAATAATAGGCAAAGTAATTATGTATAATGTGACACTTGATTAATTATATGTAGGAGGATATTATGGGAATATTATCAGATATAGTAGGAAATAAAAAAGAATTGTGGGAAGCAAATTTATTTGTTAATTTGTGCCCTTTGGAAATAGAATATGCTTTTAAAAAATCTGGAGGAAAAAGAAACAACACTATCGACTCAGAATATATAGAAGTGAAAAAAGAACCAAATAATAAATATGATCCCAGGGCAGTAGCGATTTATGCTTACAACGTAAAAATCGGATATTTTTATCAAGAGGATCGTGATGAATATTTACTACTGAAGAATTTAGAAAATCCTTATATCGTTATAAGTGAAAATGACTACTCTGAAAATAAATATAGGGCTAAATTTAGAGTAACGTATAGATCTAAAAAGAAGGTGAAATAGTGAAAACCGCAATAGCTTATGCACGATTTTCAAGTACTAATCAAAGAGATGAGTCAATCGATGCACAACTTAGGGCTATAAGGAAATTCTCAACTGAACAAGACATTCAAATAATAGATACATTCTGTGACCACGCACTTAGTGGTAGGTCCGATGACAGACCACAGTTCAAGAAAATGATTAAAAGAACAGATGTTGGAGATATCGACTATGTTATAGTCCATAAACTGGATCGTTTTAGTCGTGACAGATACGACAGCGCCGTATATAAGCGTAAATTGAAACTAAATGGTACAAAACTACTCTCCGTAGTAGAAAACCTCACAGACAGCCCAGAATCGATTATAATGGAGTCCTTATTAGAGGGTATGGCAGAATATTACTCTGCAAACTTATCACGTGAAGTAATCAAGGGAATGAAAGAGAACGCATACCACTGTTGGTTTAATGGTGGCAGAATACCTCTAGGATATGACATAGTAGATAAAAAATATGTAATCAACGATATGGAAGCAAAAACCATCAGGCTAATATTTGATATGTTCACAAATGGAAGCTCGCAAAGAAAAATAATAGATACATTAAATGCAATTGGATGCAAAACAAAACTAGGAAAGAATTTCACAAGAACATCTCTAAGCAAAATATTAAGAAATGATTTATACAAAGGAGTATACACATTTAACATGAAAAAAGAAACGATAAAAAAAGAACACGGAGTTCCTAACATAATTACAGAAGAACAATTCAAACTTGCGCAACAACTACTACAAGATAAAGAATTCAAATCTTCTAAAAAAGCCGACAGCCCTTATTTATTAACAGGAATATTGTATCACTACAATGACAAAATGGTGGGTGTTTCTGGTAAAAGTAAAACTGGAAGAAAATATTACTACTATAAGTGCAAAAATTGTGGATTTACAATACCAAAAAAGCAAATTGAAGAAGCAATAATAGAAATGCTAAAGCAAGTGCTAATCAATGAAGAAAACATAGATAAACTAATAAAATCAAAATATGAAACACTCATCAACAAAGTCAATGTTGAAGAGATTAAAGCACTTGTACAAAAAGTAAACCAACTGGAAAAAGAAATAACGAATATAACGAATGCAATAGCACAAGGAGTGTTATCAGATACATTAGTTAATAAACTAAACACATCAGAAAAAGACCTGGAAATTTATAAATCACAACTTGCAGAAAAACAAGCATCGACTAACGTACAACTAGAAGATATAAAAGCTCAAATCTTAGCACAAAAACAAAAAATGGACTACAGTCCTCATCAATTGAAGACTATAATCCATTCATTATTTGAGCGTATCGAATATCGTGATGATCACGAAGTATATGTTGAACTTCGAGATGTAGACGAGAGTTCGTATAACGCTGTATTTGGCGAACGATAGAGGATTCGAACCCCCGACCTTCTGGTCCGTAGCCAGACGCTCTATCCAGCTGAGCTAATCGTTCATATACAACAAAACAGATGTATGCACATCTGTTGTTGTCTGGAGCGGAAGACGAGACTCGAACTCGCGACCCTCGCCTTGGCAAGGCGATGCTCTACCACTGAGCCACTTCCGCATGAATTTCTTTGGTGGAGGAGGGTGGATTTGAACCACCGAAACATA